CGCATTGCATCCGCGGTCTGTATTCCCAGATGCTAGGTGTCTGGACAATTCCGAGGATGGCCGCCGCATACATAAGGCTATCTATTGGACGCTAGAGGATGTAGAGGAAACCTGGCCCGAGGCCAAGAACATCGCCCCGGACTCTATTTCGGACGATATTCTTGTTAGTGATAGCTTGGAATATAGCAGCGCCGAGGCATCAGAAGATCAGGTCCTGGTGGTTGATACCTGGTATCGCGGTGTCCCGATGATTCTTGACGAAGGTGAAGAGGACGAAGGCCCCGGTCTGCATCTCATCCAATGGGCAGGCGAAGGAACATTGAAGTATCTCTCCCATGCAAATTATGTTAATTACGATCCGGAGGAGGATGCCGAATTTCCCATCAAGCTATACAAGTGCTATGAACGCGAAAGAAGCCCGTGGGGCGTAGGTGACGCCCACTATCTTAAAAACCCCCAGATTATTACCAACAAGACAGCAGAGCTTATTATAGAGTGCCATGTGCATGAGGCCCTTGGTCAAACTTTGTATCAGTCTAGCGCAGTTACCGAGAAGCAAAAAAGAGTTATCCAAGATAAAGGTACACTTGGCGGTATGTGGTTCAACGTCGAGGACGTTAGTGGTATTAAACGCGAGTTCGGCAAAAATGCCCCTGCTTCGTTGGCGAACGAAAGCAACCGAATACAGAAAGTTATGGAAACCGTTATAGGCAGGTTCGATATTTCGCAGGGCAAAACTCCAGGAAGTGTAACTGCTTTCCGGGCTTTGGACTTATTGGCGTCCCGTGCTCAGGCTAGGTTAAAAGCCAAGGGCATGATTATCAATATGAGTTACGAGGATTGCGGCAACTACATTAACCGGCTTATCGTTCGCAATTACAACGATAAACGCAGGTATAGGATACTGGGCAAAGACGATTCTAAACCGAAGTTTGGCACATATGATGGCGAGTCCATGAAGAAGGCCTACTTCTACGATACCGGCGAAACCATGCCGGTATCTGGGCTGGAAACGCTTATCGCTGGACAGGAAGAATTGCCGGTTGAAGAGCAATTGGTTGAGGGTGAGGACTACGAGATATATTCCCCAGAGTTCGACACCAAATGCAAGATTACTACCGCAATGGCTACTGACCGGGTGTTCTACATGGAGGTTGCCAAGGAGCTATTCGGTGCCCAGCTGATTGACGAAGAAACCTTCTATTACGTTTTCGAATACGGAAAATTCCCGCCGATTGAAAAAATCATGGAAAAGATTAAGCAGAAACAAGCGATGCAAAAAGGGAATGACCAGCAAGCGGCCCAGGTAGAACAGTTTATCCAATTCCTTAAAGCTAACCATCCAGAAACGTTACAGCAGATAGGCCAATTGCCGGAGGAACAGCAGATGCCGGCACTAATGCAGATGATGCAGCAGATGGGTGGACAGCAACAAGAGGCCGCTCAGCCACCTGACGCGGGTAATGCGCAGGCTGTGCCGCCCGATGCAGAAGAGGCGACTCGTATCAAACAGGAGTTAATTGACATGATAATGGCGCAGGCTCAATAGCAAACAAATAGTGGAAGCGGGTCCAGCACAACGGATGACCTTATAAAAGCTAGTTGGTTTTTTGTGCCCTGAAAAGCCCAAACGTAAGACGGCTTTAAAAGCAGACGGTAATAAAAAGTCGCACAGGACTATAAACAGGAGGTATTGGTAAATGGGTAAAAACGACGAGTATTTAGACGATCTTCAAGGCGTGGTAGACGACGACGGCAAGCCGGACGTGGATGACGTGGAGACTGACGATGAAGAACAGGACGTAAGCATAGAGGATATTATCGCCGGCTTAGGGGCAACCGATGACGATGATGAGGACGAAGTTGACGAAGAAGAGGAAGAGGTAGCAGTAGAAGAAGAAGATGCAGTTGAGGATGATTCTAGCAACGATGCTGAGGCTGAACTGCCGGACGACATCAACGAGATTGTTGACCAGCGCGTTGCCGAAGAGCTAAACCGCATTGTCCCGGAGAGATTAAAACGTGATCGCAAGACCCAGCAGGTAGTCCACCTCGAACAGCTCACGGGCATGACCATTGAGGGTGTTACCGCGCAGGTGATACAGAACATGGTTGAAGCTAAAGCGGAAGAGTTGGGAATATCCGAAGAAGAGGCCCGTTCTATCATCAGCGACAAAATCGAAAACGCTGGCATCAAGGCACAGCAGGCTAATAAGACCCAGGAAGAGGCAGAGATTAGCGCGGCCATGCAGCAGGTTAAGTATTCGCAGGACAAACTTGCTTATGCCAAAAAGCCCAAGCTGGCGCGTGTTCTCACTAAAGACATACTCAAAGAGATTGACGTCTTCACTCAAAGCGGCAAGGTTCTGACATTTGAGGATGGCATGAAGTATGTGCTGGGAGAAAAGCTTGCGACAGGAGAGCTATTACAGAAAGCTCAAGCCGGAGCTGAAAAAAAGGCTTTGAAAAACATCCAACAGCGAGGCAAGGCTGCCCCGCAAAGCCGCAAGACCGGCGCCGCCAAATCCGATAATGCCGCCAACACTCTTACGAAAGAGCAAAGAACAGTAGCCGCCAGTCTTGGCATTACGTCCAAAGAGGATCTGAAAGAATACGCGGCCGAGATAGCACAAGAGAACAAGAGGAAACAGCGCAAAGGTCGGTAGTTAATACCCGCCTTTTTATTATTTATGGAGGTGAATAACTAATGGCTCACACTGCAAAAAGAATCTCGATAGGTTTTGAGCCTATCTACAACAAGACTGTAACAACTATTCCTAATGCTGTTAAATACGAACTGACTCCCAATACCGCCTTCAAGCAGGGCGATATGGTTGTTCTTACGGCTGGCAAGGTGGCTCTGGCTACTGCGGCTTCCGTTACGGACATTCTCGGGGTTATGGCTGAGGCCATTGCCCAAGCAGATAATCCCGCTGACGGGCTTACTTATGGAGCGGTTTATGACCATCCCGACAATGTATATCGGGCAACCTTTGTCGACCATCTGGACTCTACCGCTACTGGTGGAGACACGACCACTATCATTGATACCGCCCTGTCTACCAGCACTAACGATGTATGGAATGGCGCGCTGGTATATGTTTATGAAGGTCCTTCGGCTGGTTCTATCAGAACCGTATCCGATTATGTGGGGGCTGATGACAAACTGGTGGTTACCAAGCCTTTCCCCGAGGCGATTACATCCGCATCTAAATACATCCTGCTTGGCGATGGTTCCGAGGCTACATCAGTAATCAATATCGGTTCTACCGGGATTGTCCTGAAAGACGCTGATTCCATTGATGCTAACGCTTCCAATAAGGATACCGCTGCTGATGTAGGCCCTCTGGTATGCGTAGGCGCATCGGAAGTTGCGAATCACATGCTGGACGTAATGATTATGCGCAGCAAGCATGTATTTGGCTAAAAACTGAATCAATCAACCTGTTTCCTAAAGACTGGGTATTTGCCCGGTCTTTTTCAATTTTAATGGAGGTGACTTACAAGATGATGATTTCTGACAATTGGGACGAGCTGATGCTTCCGGGGCTTCGGACTATATTTAACAAGCATCTGAAAAAGAAAAAGGACTATGTGGGTGAACTGTATACGGTTGAGGGCTCCACCAAACAGGCTGAGTATAACCAGGGAACTGGATCTCTGGGCATGATGGACGAATGGGGGGCATCTAATAACCAAGTCTCCTACGAGGACGTTAACAAGGGCTACAAGGCCACCTATATGCACAAGAAATACTCCAAAGGGCTTACACTGGAGAGAGAATTGGTTGAGGATGATCAGTACGGCGAGATCAAGAAACGGGTACGTCTGCTGACTCAGACAGTGTACTACACTCGCCAATACTATGGCGCACAGCTTTTCAATGAAGCGTTTAATGCAACTTTTTCCGGACCTGACGGAGTGGCACTTTGTTCTGCTTCTCATCCCAATAGTCCGGTTGACGCAACCACCCAATCCAATGCTGGCACGGGCGTATTAAACGCTACTAACCTGGAAGTGGCTCGCACCGCTATGAAGGGTTGGAAGGACGATAAGGGCAACTTGTTAGCAATTGAACCCAACACCCTGATTGTTCCCCCATCTCTGCGTAAGGCGGCATTGGTTATCGCTGATAGTTCTGGTGAGCCTGACGTATCCGACAACAATGTCAACGTCTGGAAGGGTTCTGTGAACGTCATTGAATTTGACTTCCTAACCAGTTCTACAGCTTGGTTCGTTGCTGACAAAGAACGAATGGCGGCTTTCCTGCATTGGTATGATCGCAGAATTGCAAAACTGGAAATGGATCGCGAAAACTTCAATTCTGAAGTGGGAGCATATAAGGTTGTTTCCAGATTTTCTAAGGGCGCTGATGAGTGGAGTTTCCTCTATGGTTCTACCGGGACTGTAGCCTAGTTAATGTTGGCATAAATAGAATAGCATCTGCTATGGAGGCGGTCGTTGTGGCCGCCTTTACTATTTTAAAAAGGGGTGTTTTGAATGGGTAATTCTTATTCACATTGGAAAAGGGTCAGCGGGATATTTGGACTCTTTGTAGGGAAATCAGGGGCTGAAAAACAAGCCTTTGATGAAAACGGCAATCTGTTTATAGGCGGCACACAAATCAGTACCGATGCCGCCGAGCTACAAGCCCTAATTGACAGCTTAACCACTGTCACAGCGGTATCCTCAACACAAAAGGCCTGTGCCATTAATGGTCTTAATGTGGTAACGGGCGGCGCTGGATTGGCCGATGCAACGCTGGCGGCCCCTGCCCCCGGTGCTATCTGCATCATTCGCATAGGCAGCCTATCCGGCGGATCTGTTGTGGTCACGGGAGGAACAAACGTAAAACTCAGCGGCACCAAGGTTAAAGCGACTTTCGATGCTGTGGACGAGGCCTTGATATTAATGTACAAGGCGGCAAATACCTGGGAAGTTGTTGCCAACATTGGCGGGGTAGTCCTAGCCTAATCTACGGGGGCGTTATGCCCCCCCTTTTTACTTTGCAAACAACAACCTGTTTATATTTAGGAGGGATATTATATATGAATTATTTAACTACGGAAGATGGGAAACCAATCAAAAAAGATAATCCCCTTGATGTTCAGGGCACTGTGCAACTATCGGGAAGTAAAGCTACAGAACCATTTAGTGGTTCTGCAAATACTACTAAAACATTTTCGCAAACTATGAATGGATTTGTGATTATAAATGACGGGGCGGCAGATTTAACATTCACTATTGGCACAGACTCTTTTACCGTTAAGCCGAGCGAATGTTTTAAGGAATCTTTTAATGCGTTTACCGAGGTAACAATAACAACTACAGGAGCGTTTAGAGCTTATGGGTTGAGATAGGGCGGTGGTATTATGAGCCGTAAGTTTGTAGTATCTGCGGTTGAATATAATAGCACA